TGATCTGCTTCTTGAGAATCTGTTAGGTACAACAGTTAATGCTCCGAAATCACTTTCGTAGATGTCCACTGCTGCTACTAATCTTTTATTCTCAGCTGGGTCAAATCTAGTTGATCCACCAGTAAAGCCAGATAGGATTTGTTTGTTAAATGAACCAAGCATAACCATACTTGGATCTCCACCCTCATCCCAACATTTTTTTACAACGTCTTTAAGTTGAGATTCAGTGAAAGCTCTTTGCGTTCCATCAGTTCTAGCATTAGAACCAGAAGTTGTAGGATCTGCACCAGAACCACCACCTTTTGAAGTGTTAGTTTTGATCCAACACTCAATACCACCTAATCTTCTAGGTGTAGTGTCGTTTCCTGTTACAGGAGCTTGGTTAGCTGTTAATGAAGTTTCCATATCTCTTTTTAACTCTTTAGAGTTTTTAGAGATTTGGTAAGCTAGTTCATTATTTCTACCAGCTAGATTAACTGCATCTTGAGTACCAGATACGATAACAGATTTTCTTGAAATTTGAGTTCTGTTATTTAATCTTACTGTAGCAGTAGGTGCTGTAAATGCGATTTCATCACCCTCTATTTGGTAGTTGTCTGCTGCTGCTGCTGCAAGAGCATCAGTTTGCCATTCATGAAGAACAGCAGTTGCTTTTTCTTTACCTATAGAACTCATAAATGGGGTATCCGTTGGACTGATCGAATAAATTATGTCCGATAAATCTTCCCTTTGACCCACACTATCATAAGTCGAATAAGTATTCGTTACTTGTGCCATAGTTGTTTCCTTATGTTAAGTTGTTATTTACTAATCATATCTAAAAAAACATTCTGAGCATCTTTCATGCTACCTGATTTTTTTAGACGACTTAACTTTTCTTTTCTGGCTTTTTGATTTATTTCAGTTTTGCCTTGCTTGACACCTGATGAAAGAACTTTGCCTGGTTTAGAAATTTTTTTTGCTAAATTCGGTTTTGAATTTTGTAAATTTCTATACTTCATAGCATCATTCACCAACATAACAATTCTATGATCGTACACTTGAGCAACTTCTTGGTCGTTAAAACCATAATTGTTCAATGTACTTTTCATATTAGCTTTTAAACTTGAGGCTTTTACAGGATCAGAAAATTCTGGCATCTTAGATACCAATTTTTTCTGTTGGTCTTGCAAAAATGTTTCAAATTGTTGCTTTTGTTCTGCTTGAGCTTTTTGCATAGATTGATTTAGAGCTTCTTGCTTTTTTTTCAATCGTCTTTCAACTCTTGCAGCTTCTGTTGGATCTTCGTCATACAGCTTATCTAAATCAGCAGAATTAATTTCTGCGTTTAGGTCTTGCTGTGCAATTGACAAACTTTGATTTAACTCATTTAGCTTTTGAGAATAGTCTTGTCTTTGCTTTTCAGATTCAGATTGAAATTGCTTTCTTTCATAAGAAAGTTCTTCAGTCTTTCGTCTGTAATCAGCATCTCTTGAATAGCCATTTCTCAACTCATCAAGGGTAACTTCAAATTCTTGACCAGCAACTTTTACCTTGTAGGTGGAATCTTGTTTCTCTTGAGTATCAATTTGTTCTTCGTCTTGAGATACATCTTGCTCTGAAACTTCTTCTTCTTCTGATTCAGTTTCTTCGCTTATTTCCTGTTCCTGTGGTTGATCGGTTTCCGATTCCTCATTTTGTGGTTCAGGAGAATTTTGTTGTTTTTCTTCTGTAGGAGCTTCTTGTTGCCCTATTACTTCTTCTTCTTTTGGATTTAATGGGTTTAATAATCCATTAATTGCTTTTTGTGCTTTTTGCACATCAGTTTCAGATCCTTGTAAAGGATTGCCTTGATTATCTGACATTGTGTTTCCTTGTAAGTTAAGCTCCTCTTATGAGGTTGGCTTATCCTAACCTTTGTGATTAGAATTTTTTATTCTTGATACTTTTTCTATAATCTTCTAACTGCTTGGCAGCTAGTTTTCCTGTATCAATCATTTCTAATAAATTTTGTTCTACTTTGTTGACTACATTGTAGGCTAACCAAAGTTTTTCTCTGGCATCTGTTTCAATTGCACCAGTATTAAATAAACTTTCTGAATATAATTTTCTTAATTTATCAAAACTATCTTTTAATAAAGGATTTTCAAAAAGCTGTTTAGCCTTGTTCGCTTGGGTCAATTCCTGGTTGAGCTTGTCCTGTTCCCTGTTGTCCATCTAAATTACTCACTTGTTGATCTAGTCTGTCTGATGATTGTTGTGCAGCAAGGAAAGTTTTATTTCTATTAGTTGTAACTATTTTTTCTATATCAGCATCTGCTTTTATTTTAGCTGCATCAAGTTGTGTATTATACTTTAGCTCCATTTCCTTAATTTTAGTTTCAAAACCTAAAATAGCTTCTGCTGTTTCAGCTTTTAATTTTCTAGCTTCTAATTCTAGCTCTGCAACTTTACGTTTTTCTTCAGATGCTATTCTAGTGAACTCAATTTTTTCAATTGGAGTTGGTTCAGGTGGAGGACTAGGTTGTACTAACTCTCTACCTTGATCTGGATTAACAAAATAATTTTCAACATTTTTAAGTCCAGCTTCTTCAATAATTTTTGCTAGTGAATTATAAATATTTTTTAAAGTAACCATTGGATATTCTTTGTTACCTTGTAATTGGAAAGCCTGTAATTGTTTTTGTAAAATATTATTCAACATTATTATTTGTTGATCTTTAGAACCAGCACCTAAGCCAACAGTAATTGATATGTTGTATCTGTTTTTCCATTCGGTAGGACTGACTGGTACAAATTGATTATTTAATTCTACAATTCTTTCTTTGTTTTGATATTTAACTGTAAGCTCAAATATTCTTCTAAATAAATCTTTAATACCAGTTTCTGCAAACACTCTAGCAATAAGCTCCATTCTCATTTGAGATTGGCTCATTAAAGTATTCACACCAGTTGCAGTTTTATTTAAACTGTCAGCTTCTAACCCTTGTGAATATCTTGTAACACCAGTTCTAGTTTCTCTAACAGTATCTAAGTATTCTAATAATGGAAATGCTTGTTGTGAAATTGTTTGGTTTTGCATTGGCAGCATTACCTGACTTGGTGGTTGTTTAGTTCTAACCACACCACCTGGTCTTGAAGTAAGTAGATCATCTAAGTTGACCATACCATCCATAATAGCTACTCTGTTATTATTAGTTAAATACATATTATCTAATAACTGACGCATAACAGTTGATTTAACTAACTGCACATCCTCTACTAATTCTGAAACTGATCTACCATAAAATCTATGTGGCATTGGAATTGGGGTCAGAGAGCAAAAAGGAATGAAATCACAAGGTTGATTTTCTAAAATTGTATAACCACCACTTCCAGCAACAGTAACTTTTCTAAGCTCTGAAATACCATCTGAGTCCATATCAATTTTTATATAGCACTCATAAATTTCTATGTCTTGGGTACTTTCATCTGGTGCATCATTAAATGGACTTTCATCAACATCTGCATATCTAGTCAATCTTTCATCATTTAATAAAACAGTATTTGATGTAGGTAAATCTTCAACAACATCTTTGTCAAAACCCATTTCAATAAGTTCTGATCTAGTTTTTAAAACTTTGTGTGCAACAAAATTAGCATCTTCAATAGACTTTGCCGATCTTTGAATTAAAAATTCTTCAGGTGGTATATTTTCTATTTTAACTTTGCCAGAACTTGATGTTCTTTTAATAACACAATTATATAATTTAGGAGTTGGTATTTCCTCCACTACTTGACCTTGAGCTTCGGCTAATGCTTTTATTTGTTCTAATTGTTCTTTTGCTTTTTCATCAACAAAACTTTCTTCTTCAACAACTTCTACATCATCATTATCAACTAATATTTGATATTCTTGTTCGTTTAAATTTTCGTAAGTTTCTTGCTCAACCTTTTCGCTTTCATCCCAATAAACTTTTACAATTCCATTCTTTTCAATTAACGCATCTTTAAACCAGGTATATAAAATACTAAAACCATCATTATCTTTGTTAAAAATATAATTTATATAATTAGTTGCTTGTTCAGCAAGAGCTACATCTTCGGCTTTTACTGGCTCACACTTTACAGTTTGATCTGATGAAGTAAAAATTTTAAGTAGGTTTGGCAAGATGGTTTCAACAGTATCTGCAACATCAGTTGACACTACTTGTGATCTACCATCAATCTCAGTACCTAATGGTTCTCCCATGTAGTATTCTAAAGATTTTTTTCTTGATGAGGATAGGTTGCCACCCATATAACCTAAAGCATTATTTATCTCTTGATTTATAATTCCTCTTAATTCTGATTCTGTAACTTTATCTGCCATATTAAACTATATAATTTGTTTCAACTGGTATTTCTTCATCCCAATCACTAACTTCCACACCCTCACCTACTATGCCAGTTCTAAAAGCATCAGCACAATGAGAAGCATAGTTGTGCATTGGTTTATTTCTAAAACATTGGTTCTTATCATCCCACCTTTTTTGATAGGCTTTTAAATTCTCTAATCCTTTTTGACATTTATTTTTGTCAAACCAACAATTAGGAATAGCTTTTCTAACAGCTTCAATACCATCTTCTATTGATAGTTTTGGTGCTACTTCAAAAGCAATACCTAATTCCAAAGCACTCTCTAATCTTGATTTACCAAAATTACCTATCTCCCTAACTTTAATATCATGGGGAGCTATATGCCTTGAATACTCATAATCTTTTCGATTAATGACATCTACATAGTGATCTAAACCCTCACCAGCATTTTCATAATAATCTATTAATCTGATCTCTCCTTTGTACCTTTGGACAAACCATATTGCTGTGGAGTCATTTAGACCCAAATCGAACCAAGTTTCTGTATCAAGGTTCTCATCATACAGATTGTCTGTAATCCTATTCTGTGACTCTAATTTTTCGATTAAAGCACCATAATATGAACCAGTTATCGCAGCTTGGAAACTGCACTCAAATTCTTGTTCGTATAAATCTTCAGACATTAATGATTTAGCAGAGTTTAATTCTTCTTCGTCTAATATCTTTGTTTCAGATGCTTTATGAATACATCTAAACCAATCTTTTTGATCTTTAGCTTGTTCGTATAATTGAAAGAAATAATTTCTACCTTTAGGTGTTCCAATAAATACACACCAACCTTTTCGGTCTGCAATAGCTGGTCTTAAAACTTCAGGAAATAAAGTTGGTTTTAAGCTCTGCGTTTCATCACAAACGATTCCATCTAACGCCACACCCCTGATAGCTTGATCATTTTCTCCACCCAAAATAGTTATTCTTGAACCATTAGGAAGATCACATCTTAATTCTGACTCATTAAACTTAGTTCCTGGTATTTTACCAGCATAATTTTTTATATAATCCCATGCCGTACTTTTCCCTTGCTTGAAAGTCGGACTAACAAATGCGTATCTAGAGTTTGGCAAAGGGTTAGTAAGAGCTGCTTTGATTAAATGATTAATCATCATTACAGTTTTTCCAGCTCTCCTATGTAGTACACATACACTAAATCGGCTCTTTTCAATTTTTTCATGCAAAATTTTTTGCAATTCTCTTGGCTTATATGGAATGACTATTTCTGGCATTTAAAAACAAAACCCCCCTAATGTACTGTA